AAAAAACATGGTTCCAGCGGGTATAACAAGACCAGTAATAATAGTTGCAAATGCTATAAATTTCTTTGAAAAATCTGGTAATCCATTAAATGCATCTGCGATGCTAGTAGCAAAATTAACCAATGGAATTGCTAATTTAACAAATATTTCTCCTATAGGGGCTATTGCTAATTTAAACTTTTCTACCGCCGCTTTTAATTGAACGCTAAATGCTTCTTCAATAGTCTTTAATTCTCGATCAGCAGTCATAGCCAAGTCTTCAACACTGTATCCCATGGTAGCCATAACCTGTTGAGCCTGAGATCCATCTCTAATAACATTTTCAAATAAAGCACCTAGTCTTGCATATTGGTACTTACCAAATACTTCTTCTAGTGCTTGCTGTTGTTCAAATTCTCCCAATGTTGATAAGGCCTTAGCAAATGCAGTAACGGTCTTCATTAAGTCACCTTGATTGGTTTGAATGATTGCATCTAAGTTAACACCAAACTTACCCAGTGTCTCTGTTGCTGACTTACTTGGATTAATCAAAGATGCAAGACCAGACTTTAAAGCGTTTGCACCTTGTTCTGCACTAACACCACCTTCTTGCATTGCTGCTAGAAATACGGTTAAATCTTTAACGTCTCCACCCAAACCTTGAATTACTGGTGCTACACGTGGTATTGCTGCTGCAATATCTTGTAGGCTTACTACAGTTTGGTTTTCTACCATGTTTAAATAGTTAATAGTATCTGCTAGTTCATTTCCTGAAAGTTTAAATGCACTCTGAAGTGCTATGGTTGTTTCTAATGCAGCATTTTGATCCATTTGACCAAGTGTGGCTAATCTAGTAGCCTGTGAAACTGCGTCTGTTAAATCAGAGTTTCTTCTACCTGCTGCTGCAGCCTGTGCTGCAAGACTCATAGTATCTTTTACAGCAATACCATATTTAGTATATTCTCTACCTAAATCTTGCACTGCCTTTAAGTTTGATTGTAATTCTTTTGGAGTAGTAAATAAATCTCCATATACCTTTTTAAATGCTACCGTTTGTTTTTCTAAATCAGAAAATACTTTTCCTGCTGTTGTTCCAAAGATAGTTAATGGAACTGTAAAACCAACCATAAGTTGACGACCAGCCCACTGTACGTTCTTACCAAAGTTTACAAGTTGAGTTGTTCCCTGTCTAAACATTGATGATAAAATTTGAGTTCTTTGAGAAGCAATAGTTGCTTGATCAGCAAATGCTTGAAGTGGTCTAATTGCTAAAGCATCTTGCATTCCTTTTGAGGATTTTCCAGTAGCAATAAACTGTGTTTGAAGAACGCTTGCTTTTTGTCTTGCTAAGTCTAATGTTTCGGCAAACAGTGCACCATTTCTTACATACTTGGCACTAAAGTATTGTCCTAGGGTTGCTTGACCTTTTTTAAGTGTATCGTCAAGTGCTCCAGCAGCAGTACGCATTCTTACTGTTTCAGCAGTAAATACTTTGCTAGAGTTAACCATGTCTGCAAGACTGGCTGAGTATTTTTGAGAGGCCGCTAGGGAAGCGGTATTATTTTTATTTAGTGATAAGAAAACAGAGTTAATCTGTTGTTGTAAAATCTTTAGTTCTGCGGCAGCATTTCCGGTGTTGATTTCAATGTCAACAATACCTTTTACTACTTCAGCCACTATTCAATCACCTCATAATCTAATCCTTCGCCAATACCAAATCCTGCTTTTTGTGCTGCAGAACCCTGTAATGACACGATATCATTTGGATTAGTTGTTTTACCACCACTAAATGCTTTGGCTTTAATTCTTTCCCAAGCATCTTGACCATTGGACGAATCGGAATTTTTGTCTAAATCAACACCTTGCATCGCTGCTAAGAATTTACGATTATCGTTTTCTTCTTTTTGCTTTGCTTCTAGTATTGCTACTAATTCTGGCATCGATAGACTGTCCTCCATCTCCTCGTAATTCTTCCAAAAACCTAGAAGAAATACTCTGGATTCTAGTTCGGCTAGATCTAGTTCGTTCCAACTAGAGCCGCCGCTAGTGCGTTTGGGTCGTTCAACTTAATCCCAGCAGCAACTTCAATAACTTTATAAACAGTTGGAAGATCGATTAAATCTTCTAATTTTACCTTGTCAGCAATTTCTGGTTTATATTGTTTCATTGCGATAACTGCACAATCAAGTAGAAGATCCATAGATTTAATATTGTCTTCTGCTATATTCTCATCAGATATTTTTTGAAATTCTTTCATAAAGTCTCTCAATATAGATATCTTCAATGGCTTCATTTCTATTTTTGTACCATCTTGTAATTCAATTTCTACAACTTCGTAAACACTTGTTGCCACGTAAAGCCTCCTTAAGACTATATAAAAATTATAGCACAAAACCCACCCCCCAAAAAGGAGAGTGGGCTAAGTGTTTTATGAAGTTGTATTACATTTGTGTTGGTGCTTGTCCAACTGTTCTATCGACAATCTTGCCGTATGAACCGTTAGATGCTGACAACAAGCGGAATGTAACTTCGAACATAGAAGGTGTATCTCGTTTTGCGGAAACTGATACATTCTCGATTGAGAGTGCACGGTTTGCTACGTAAATACGTTCTACTGCTGTGTTTCCTGTTTTTGTTGGGTCTCCAGATCCTGGGCCAACTGCTACAAGAGCACGTTCTACTGGAACATCGCCAATATCTCCTGAAGAGAGATTTAAGCGGGCTCCGCTAAATCCTTTGTCTGATTCTTTTGCTGCAATTGCTGTAACCAAGTTATCAAGTGTTGCTTCTGCAAAGCCTGTAACCATGGATACTTGCATACCTTGTTTGTAAAGTTTTGCAACGTCTAGCAATTGATCAACTTGAACTTCACCAAAGTCTGGTTGGAATTGTAATTCCAAACCATTCATTGTGTAGCCCACGCTTTCCCAATCTGCTGAATCAGCAAGGGTGTCTTTGTATGATGTGCCGCCTACAAATGCTGGAAGGGATGAAACTCCTGCTCCAGTAAATGAATAAATTGCTGATGCTCCTGTACCTGAAATGTATTCAAGTGGGCTATCTGCAATAAATAGTGCTGCTGCACCTACGATGATTTGTTTTGAATCACCACGTGTATATGCCATATTTTTTTCCTCCTCTATTGTTTAACATAGTGGGGGCGTATCCTCAATATCAATTATAACTTGTATTTACATGATAGTCAAATTTAACAATTAGGTCAGTTTGATAAGGAGTTCTTGTAGTATCTAGGTTTGTAGCGTCTTTCATGTAGGTGACTTGATATGCATTTACACATTGAAACTTTACATCAGATGGTCCAACAAACTCATTTATGTCCTCGGCTGCTGCATCTTCTCTGTCTAGTGATGACAGCATTACGTGTCTCATAGCATAAACGTCCTCTACGCTAGCCCCTCTAATTGAATAAAGCATTTGTTGAGATTTAACAGGATAGAAGTATTTATCTTTTCCTGTTCTTGCTTTTACAAAATTATCATACAAGATATATGGTCTTGATCCCCAGGCTATATTAGAAGCATTTGGATCGTTAATAGGAAATATAGGGACAAAACTAATACCGTTATTTTTATATTGATTATAAAATGTTTCATCTGCTAATTTAAATTGTTCCCATACATATCTATTTACCAATAGTTCTGGTGTCTTAGTATTTAAGTTAGGTATATTAATTGCCAATTTGATCTTCCCCCGGTAATTTTGCTATCCAAGAAAGTGCTGTCATTTTTCCTACCCCTGATGCCCCTGTACCTTTTAAGGCTTTCTTAAAGTTTCTCTCATATTCTTTTGGGGATTCAAAATGCTTATAAAACTTTATTGACTTTAAGTATACTTGACTTAGATAGTTATTATAAAATTCTTGAAACACACTTACAAAGCCACCTCTTGTTTCTGCACCACCAGGATTAAGTATTGTTATAGGTCCCATTCTAAAGTACTCTAAACCGTCTATTTCGAAAAATAAAGCCTGTGCTTCTTTCTCCTTGATAACTACTGGGATACCTTCTTCCATGACCTCTGCTTTGTCGTAAAATGGCTCAGAGGACCCATCCTTGACTGTCTGTGATTGTAAAAATTCTGCACTGATAGTAGAACCTCTTCCTGATGATACGATGTCCAAATCTACAAGTCTTGCTGTAGGGTTTCCTACCTCTCCCCATTCGTATACATGGTGAAGCATTCCTGGGTGCATTCTTGCAACTCCATCAAGATATTGATAAAAAGCATTGACGCTAGTATTAGCAACCTTTCTATTTATGTATCCTTGTTGTGCCTTAGTTTCTGTAATAAATCCATCTGTATATTGAATAAGGTTGTTTAACATCTTGTTTATATTCTTAGTATCAATTTTTGCGGTAATCATTAGTATAGAACCTCATATTGTCTTGTAGATCTAGTTAGATACCCACGATAAAACTCTGGATTGTTAAATGCATCAAATGATGGTACAAAACTTGTTACTTCATACTGGGTAACGTTATCTTCACTTTCTGTCCAAACATAATCACCATTATTATCTTTAATGTTTGTTATCAATATTTCGGTTATTGGGTAATATGTTCCATTTTTCTTTTTTTGAATATTTTCTTTTAATCTAAAGGCTATGTCTGAGTTGTATTGAAAAAATGCTGAGTTAGATTTTAATTCACTATTAAGAGTCTTATCTGACATAGCAGATACTGCAGAGCATTTTACTGTTCTATCAAGAACCCAAGTTTTTTCCATTGTTCCAAAATCATTTTGTTTAGTTTCTGCATAGTATATTTCAGCAGTCATTGGATAAAGTATGTTATCTATTCCAGCACCTGGGAGCATTTACAACACCCCAACACGCATCGGTCTCTTATATCTCTCCAAGATCCTGTCAACGATAAGATTGCCTGTTGTGGCTGTCCAGTTTTTAGCAAACTTAATCTTAAAGTCATCATTGTCAAAAGACTCTATATATCTATTTATGTACTTAATGTTATCTTTAAATATATCTTGAATTAATAATTCACATGCTTCTTGAATATCTTGAGGAATTACCTTCCATCCAAAATCGGCATCTACAATATACTCATACCCCTCAAAAAAATCAATGTCTAAAAATCTATCTCTCCATACTTTTTTATAGTTAATCCTATTACTTTCTGGGATATCTAGGACTATTGCATTAAGTTGTTTATTGATCTTATAGTCTGCTTCATTTGTATTTGATGAGGCATCATACATCAATTCTCCATTTTCGTAAATCTTGTATAGATTATGTATCTTTTCGTCTAAAAGAAGTTCGTCTGTTCCTGATCCAATAAACTCTTTTTCTTTTCTAATAAAAGAAAATCCATCTGTGTGAGAATCAATTATGTATCTAGCAAGTCTTTCATATTCAACTATATTGTTTCTTTCTGTAGTTGTAAGTCCGGATGTCTTTCCGTATATCTTTAATCCTGTAGTATCTATGTTGCAATATGGTCTTAGTATTTCAATGTTTGTAATATTAACAATATCTTGGGTAGAGTCTTTAACTGTGGCTACCAATGAGCCTGTGTATGTTAAGTAGTGATCTGGCATTACAAATGATACTATGCCTGATCCGTTTGCTGCAGCACTTGCTGAGTAAGATTGTGAGGTAATTAAATCGTCTAATTCTAATTTATAATTTGAACTTGCTGTTAATCCAGAAAATGATGCAGATAAACTTGTTGTGTTATTCAATCTTAAAAGTTCCATGTGCACCTCTATTTAATTATACTATAAATAAATAAGAGGGAGACATTTCTGCCCCCCTCTATAATTCGTAAAGCAAATTATGCTGTACGTGCTATTGCATCAGTTTCTTCGATTTGAACACCAAAACGTAAGAAGACAGTATATTCTACTGTATCTTTCTTAGGTTGGAATTCGCGATGAACTGTAATATCTCTTTGGAAACCCCAAATTCTATTTTCAGGGAATGTCAAAACGATACGATTTGCAGGCATCAAAGGTACTTCCAATAAAGGAAGTCCTAGTACACGGTACTGGATTGGAGCACCAAGTATTTGTGGTTCTTGACCAGCAACAACTCTTTCAACGATTCTTTCGCTGTTTAAGTTGCCTGATGAGCCAAGGCCATTGATGATGTTAGATGTTGTTTCAGTATCAGCATAGAACTTCATTGCTGCACGTGAAGCACGATATTTACGAGGCATTGCAAGCACAAGTGCTTGTAAGTCTTCGATATCTGTACCGAATGTTGCAGTGTTTGATGAAGTGTTTTCCTTTGCTGTGAAACCTTGAAGGATGTTTAGGAACGCATTTGATCCTGTACCTGTTCCGTTGATTGCTAGATCTTCTAAATCATTTGCAAACGCACGTGTCATGGTACGAACTAAGTGGTCTTCTAAACCTGCTCCTTCTAAGTTATCTTCCAATGCTTCTGTTGATACTTCCCAATCAAGACGAATCTTTTTTGTTGAAAGTTCAACCTTTGTGAAAGTTACGCCAGCGTTTGTGTAAGTTGCATCTGCTTGTGCAGCGGCACGGATTACTCTTTCGCCTACGTTTAACTTTTCAAGTTCTGAAGCGTTTGTACGCATTGTTACTCTGCGTCCATCTCTTGCAAGAACTTGTTGTTCGAATATGTATTCGATAAATTGGCGTGATTGCTCAGGAGCAAGAATACCGCCATCATTACCAGCGGCACCTGCGACACCAAGGTCTCCTGCGGCTGGGGTTGTTACACCACCAATACCACCAGAAACGATAGATCCTGTAGCAGCAGCCTTTTCTAAAATTTCTTCTGCCATAATTATTTCACCTCCCAGTGAATTTAACGATATAGGTCAGCGGAATTGAGGAAACGCCCGCCCCACATCGATCCTTTTCTTATTTGTGTTTCCTGAACGACCCCGCCGAGGTCGCCAGACTTACGGATAGCGGTATCATCTTCTAGTGAGTCGACACGCTTTCCAAACTCTTCAACATTGCTTTTTACTTTTGTAATTTCCTCTTTTGCGGAAACAATGCTTTTTTGTAGTTCTGTCATCTTTTCGTTAAGTGACTTAACTGTTGCCACCAAGTCTCCAAGTGCTGAAGCAACTGTATTTTGAACCTCGTCAATAGATTCTTGTACTGTATCTACAGCCTTTGCCAATTCTGCGTCTTCGCTATCTTCGGCGGGAGTGGCGGCATCTTCTGCTGGTGCATCTTCTGCTACTACTTCTGCTGGAGCAACTGCTGCTTCTGCTGGTGCATCTGCGGCTGGTGCTTCTGCTGGTGCTTCTTCTGCACTATCAGATTTTTCAATGTTTTCTTCGGTAGCAACTTCTTCAGCGGCTGGTGCTTCTGCTGCAACTTCT